GCGATTGGTGGTTTTAATTGGGACGATCAATTTGATTTTGATTCATATAGATTAAGAAATGATTTACCATTAGGTTTAGTTGTAGGTTGGGATAACGAGAGAGATGCTTTATATACAAGTGCAACAGTAGGACTATTTGGTTATGCTGATTTATCTTATATGCAAATTAAAAATCCAAAAAGTTCAACAAGTGTTTCTAGTTTTAATGAACGAACACAACAAGGCTGGTCATTAGGTGGCAGTTTATATCGTTGGGATATTCCTTTAATATGGGGTGCAGAAATTTGGGACGATAAAGATACAGGTTTTGCTGATAAGAACAGATATGATTATGGAGTGTTGTATAGTTTTAATGAAAGAATTTATGGTACAGTTCACAGAACAGAAAATGATGACCTAGGATTTACAGGTAACTATTATGGACTTGTTTATAATATACATACAGAAGATGATAAACACAAACGACCTGATAAAAGAGCGGGTTTAGAATTTGGTTTGTATTACCACGATAAAGAACAAACATCAGTATATACAGGTGTTTATAAAGATTATAACCCTCAATTATTAGCGACAGTAAGATATAAGTTCTAATTAAATTTATATAAATAGTAGAGATTATGGCTAATCCATCTACTAGAGAAACACTTAAACAATACGCTCTTAGAGCATTAGGTAAACCAGTAATAGAAATTAACGTTGATGATGACCAGTTAGAAGATAGACTGGACGAGGCGTTACAATTCTATGCTCAATACCATTATGACGGTATTCGTAGAACGTATTTAAAGTATCAAGTTACAGATGCTGATAAACAAAGATTACAAGCTTCTTTACCTAGTGTAGAAACAGCAACAAAAAATTCTGTAAGTTCTACTTGGTATGAAGCAAACAATTTTTTAGTAGTACCGGAAACTGTAATCGCTGTTACAAATATATTTCCATTTTCAGATAAATCTAGTATGAATATGTTTGACGTAAGATATCAATTACGTTTAAATGACCTTTACGATTTTGCTTCAACATCAATTATTAACTATGATATGGTGTTAAGACATTTAGATTTCTTAGATCAAGTTTTAGTAGGTATGAAACCTATACGATTTCAACAACACGATAATAGATTATATATTGATATGGATTGGGTTAATGATTTACAAGTTGGAGAATTTTTAGTTATAGATTGTTACCGTAAATTAGATCCAACAACATATACGGACGTATTCAATGATCAATGGTTAAAAAGATATGTTACGTCATTATTTAAAAAACAATGGGGTGCTAATTTAAGTAAGTTCGATGGTGTGATAATGTTAGGTGGCGTAAAATTAAATGGTGAAAAAATTTATACTGATGCCCAAACAGATATTGAAAAATTAGAAAAAGAAATAAGAGATAGTTTCGAAATAGCACCAGCATTTTTAGTAGGTTAAAACTATGCCTGTAAATCATTATTTTCAAGGTGGCCACGGTATTGGCAATCAAGCCGAAAAAACGCTTTATGAAGATTTAATTATAGAGAGTTTAAAGATATACGGTCACGACATTTATTACCTACCTAGAACATTAGTTAATAGAGATTTAATATTGGGTGAAGATACATCTAGTAAATTTGACGATAGTTATTTAATTGAAATGTATTTTGAAACGACTGAAGGCTTTGCAGGTCAAAGAGAATTAATTAATAAATTCGGATTAGAGATTAGAGAAGATACAACTTTTGTTATATCAAAAAGAAGTTGGAGAACACAAGTAGGTAATCCTGCCACAACAATAGTAAATGATAGACCTAACGAAGGTGATGTATTATATTTTCCATTAATGAATAGTTTTTTTGAAATTCAATTTGTTGAAGATCAAGAACCATTGTTTCAATTAGGTAGTTTACCTGTTTATAAATTAAGAGTGACACGTTGGGAATATAGTTCTGAACAGTTGAATACTGGTATTGCTGAAATAGATTCTGCAGAAACAAAATTTTCATTAGACACTTTACAGTATAAATTTACATTAGAAGATGGATTGGGTTCTTTGATATTAGAAGAAAATGAAGCTACAGGACAACCAAATTTCTTTTTAGCAGAAGATTATGTTGTGTCAAATATTCAAACACAATCTCCTTATGCTGATAATTTAGATTTAGACAGTGCAGCTGGATTTGATACGTTATCTAATAATGATGATATCTTAGACTTTACAGAAAGAAATCCGTTTGGGGAGGTTGATTTATAATGTTTGGAAATTTCTTTTATAATGAAGGATTAAGAAAAATGACAGTGGCTTTTGGTCAATTGTTTAATAATATAATTATTCAATCTACAAATAGTACTGGTGGAGTTACAAAAAGAATTAAAGTTCCTTTAGCATATGCTCCTAAAGAAAAGTTTTTAGTAAGACTAGATCAAAAACCAGATTTAGATGAAAGACAATTTGCTGTAACTTTACCTAAATTAGGTTTTGAAATTTCTGGTATTAGTTATGATGCTAGTAGAAAGTTAACAAGAGTTCATAAGTATAAACAAGTTAAATCTAATACTTCAGGTGAAACACATAATTTTAATTATGTACCTGTACCATATAACATAACTTATAATTTATATTCGTTTACAGCAACAGCAGAAAATGGTTTGCAGATCATAGAACAAATACTTCCTTTCTTTCAACCTGATTATACAATTACTTTAAATGTTTTACCAGAAATGAATATTAAAAGAGATGTTCCTATTGTTTTAAATTCTGTTGCTTATGAAGATAGTTATACAGGAGATTTTACTACACGTAGAGCTGTTATATATACTTTAAACTTTACTGCGAAAACTTATTTGTATGGACCTATGTCAAATCAAGGTGTTATTAAAACAGTACAATCTGATATATACGGAAGTACAAATGTTAATACTGCCAAGAGAGAAGAAAGAATTGTTGTAGTTCCTGATCCCACAACTGCTGACGCAAATGATGATTTTGGATTTACAACAACTATTACTTTTTATGATGATAGTAAAAAATATAACCCAACAACTGATAGTGATGTATAATTATGACAAAATTGGAAGATAACGTAAATGAAATATTAGGTATACAACCTAAAGAAAAACCTACATTAGAATCTGTTATTAAGGTTTCTAATCCACCTGTTCCTAGAATTGAAGATCCTAGTAAACCAGATGTAGATAAAGATTACAAATATAGTAGAGATAATTATTATAACCTTATTGAAAAGGGTCAAGAGGCTATTGAAGGTATATTAGAAATTGCTAAAGAAGGTCAACACCCACGTGCATACGAAGTGGCTGGACAATTAATTGCAAACGTAGCCCAAACAGTAGATAAGTTACAAGACTTACAAAAAAAATTAAAAGATTTAAAAGATTTACCTAAAACAGCAAATCATAATATTAAGAATGCTTTGTTTGTAGGCTCTACTGCAGAGTTACAAAAAATGTTGAAAAGAGAAAATGAAAATACTCAAAGCGAAAAAAAATTATCTGAACAAACAGATATTTTTAATAAGTGATTTAAATTATACAGATAGAATGACTCCTTTAAAAGAGTTATTAAATGGTGAAGATATGATAGAACCTATAGAAATAATTAAACATCAAAAACAAAAAGAACGTATTGGTGCTAATGGTGTTAATTATATAGAAAAAGAATTTAGTGTATGGAAAGGTAATCAACGATTACAAGCCGCAGTACAATTAGGTTATACACATATAGAAGGAATTATAATTAATGAGTGAAAAGACTTCAGTATATTTAGGTAATCCAAACCTGAAAAAGGTTAACGTACCCGTAGAGTTTACACAAGAACAGATACAAGAATTTGATAGATGTTCTAAAGATCCTATATATTTTATTACAAATTATGTAAAAATTGTTTCTTTAGATGAAGGACTTATACCATTTAAAATGTACAATTTTCAAAAAGAAATGATCGGTACAATGCACAATAACCGATTTACTATATGTAAATTACCTAGACAGTCAGGTAAATCAACAACTATCGTATCTTATCTATTACATTACGCATTGTTCAATCCTAATACTAACATTGCCATACTTGCAAACAAATCATCTACTGCAAGAGATATATTAGGTAGATTACAATTAGCCTATGAGAATATACCTAAGTTTTTACAACAAGGTGTATTGAACTGGAACAAAGGTAATATAGAATTAGAAAACGGTAGTAAAATTGTGGCCGCTGCAACATCTTCAAGTGCAATTCGAGGAGGTTCTTATAATATAATTTTCTTAGACGAGTTTGCTTTCGTACCAGCCACTATTGCCGAACAGTTTTTTAGTTCAGTGTTTCCTACAATATCATCAGGTAAAAGTACAAAGATGATTATTGTTTCTACACCTCACGGTATGAATATGTACTATAAGTTATGGACAGATGCTGTTAATAAACAAAACGATTATATTCCTATAGATGTACATTGGTCAGAAGTCCCTGGTAGAGATGAAAAATGGAAAGAAAATACAATACGAAATACAAGTCAAGAGCAATTCAATCAGGAGTTTGAATGTGAATTTTTAGGTTCTATTGATACTCTTATTTCATCTACTAAAATAAAATCTACACCTTATATAAAACCTATTCAGTCAAGTGGAGGATTAGATATATATGAGAGACCGGATAAAGATAAGATATATGTTTGTGCAGTTGACGTATCAAGAGGTCTTGCAAAAGATTATTCAGCATTTATTATATTTGATGTTACTAAAATGCCATATAGAGTTGTGGCCAAATATCGTAACAATGAAGTTAAACCATTAGTATTTCCAAATATAATTGAACAGGCTTGTAAAGGATATAACAAGGCACACATATTAGTAGAAGTAAACGATTTGGGTGGACAGATATCAGACGCATTACAATTTGATTTAGAATATGAAAATTTATTAATGACAACACAAAGAGGAAGAGCTGGTCAAGTATTAGGAACAGCATTTAGTGGTAGGGGTAGTCAGTTAGGTATTCGTATGACTAAACAAATTAAAAAAATAGGTTGTTCTAATTTAAAAACAATTGTTGAATCAGATAAAATTATAATTAATGATTTTAATATCATAGAAGAAATGTCAACCTTTTCGAAACGACATAACTCTTGGATGGCAGAAGAAGGTTGTAATGATGATCTAATGACTTGTCTTATTATATTTGGATGGTTATCTAATCAACCATATTTCAAAGAATTAAGTAATTCTGATGTACGTTCTAAACTATATGAAGATCAGGCCAATATTATAGAACAAGATATGGCGCCTTTTGGCTTTATAGATGATGGTATTACTACTGAAAATGATGAACCATTTAAAGATGAATATGGAGAAACTTGGCACCCGGTAGTAAGGAGGGGTGAAAATTAGTACAAGATATACATTTTATAAATAGATGTATATGAAATTTTGACTATGGGCGTATGAATAATACGACAGTTGGACTATATGAAACAATTAGCTAATTTATAAAAAGGAGAAAACCGAAATGGCATTTCAAGTATCACCAGGGGTTCTCGTACAAGAAAAAGACTTAACTAGAATTATACCAGCAGTATCTACATCAGTAGGTGCATTTGCAGGTGATTTTAGAAAAGGTCCATTGGACGAAATCATAACGATTTCTAGCGAACAAGAGTTAGTAGATACATTTGGCAAACCAGACTCAAATAATTTTGAGGATTTTTTTAGTGCTGCCAATTTCTTACAATACTCTAACGCATTAAGAGTAGTACGAGCACAAAATACAAGTATATCAAATGCAACTGCTTCAGGCAGTACGTTTGTTATAAAAAATGACACAGATTATTCAAATAATTATGCCGCTGGTCAAGGAACAGTAGGCGAGTGGGCTGCAAGATCTGCTGGAGCATGGGGTAACAGTGTATCTGTTTCTATATGTCCATCAGCTACAGCATATGAACAAAATGGAGTAACAACTTTAGCATCAGCAGGTAGTGTTGGTGACACACAAGTAACTGTAACATCAGGAACAAATATCGCCGTAGGTGATATTATTTCTTTTTCAAATACTGCATCTACAAACGATTATGAAGATGGTAATGAATATAGAGTTACAGTAAAAGCAACAAATACTTTAACTATTGTAAGACACCCGTCAGGAACTGGTGGATTACAAAGAGCTATATCTATTTTATCAAACGTTAGACGTAGATGGAAGTATTACGATAAAGTTGCTGGCGCACCAGGAACATCACCGTATGTTTCTGAAAGAGGTGGTTCCGGAGATGAAATTCACATTATAGTAGAAGATACTACGGGTGCAATTTCTGGAACTGCAGGTAACCTATTAGAAGTTTACGAAAAAGTATCTAAAGCTTCTGATGCCAAAACACCGTCAGGTGACAGTAATTATTATCCAACAGTAATATTTAATAAATCAAAAAATATTTACTGGATGGACCACAACGCAAGTGGTGCCAACTGGGGTAACGCTGCAAGTGGAACAACATTTACAGCTGTGACTGTACCTTCTACAGTTACATTGTCAAATGGATCAAATGGTTCTACAACATTAACAACTGCTCAAAGAAAAACAGCATATGAAAAATTCTTAGATTCTGAAACAACAGATATAGGATTAATTATTGCTGGTTCTGCTGGTACAGATGGCGTTCACATAGATAATATAATAACAATTGCTGAAGATAGAAAAGATGCAGTTGCTTTTGTATCGCCTAGAAGATCAGATGTTGTTAACGTGGCAAATGCAAACAAACAAGCAAATAACGTAATTTCTTTTTATAGTGGAATACGTTCTTCTTCTTATGTTGTATTTGACAGTGGTTACAAATATCAGTATGACAGATACAATGACGTGTACAGATTTGTACCGTTAAACGGAGACATTGCTGGTTTATCAGCAAGAACTGATTTAGTTGCTGACAGTTGGTATTCACCAGCTGGCTTTAATAGAGGTACTATTAGAGGTGCAGTTAAATTAGCTTTCAATCCAAATAAAACACAAAGAGATGACCTATACAGAAGCAGAGTTAACGCTGTAGTTACTTTCCCTGGACAAGGTACAGTTCTTTTCGGTGATAAAACTGGATTAAGTGCTCCATCTGCTTTTGATAGAATCAATGTTAGAAGATTGTTTATCGTTTTAGAAAAAGCAATCTCTACTGCTTCTAAATTCCAATTGTTTGAATTTAATGACGAGTTTACTAGAGCAAACTTTAGAAATATCGTTGAACCATTCTTACGAGAG